ATAAGATCTCGATACTGTAGACCCATCATATATGAAGTTGGAGTTTACCTCTGCCACCCATTTTGAGAGAACGGATTTTTCGGCTGATCTCCATATGTTAAACAGCTTGCCTGTTAGTCGATTTACTATAGAGAAAATACGTGTGTATTTGTTGAATTCCAGGGTCTCATCTTCTGTCTTTCTTATCTTGATCGAGACTGCATCGAATTTGTCGTCAGATCCACAAAGTGATTTAATCCAGAATCTTTTCCCGTACAGCTGTTTTAAGACTGCTTTTGTGAATCTAACTCTGGCTACAGCAAGAGTTGATGATGCTTCATGCAGTATCCCTTGCATCATCCCATGACTTATCTTTGCGACAATCTCTCCAGATGCCTTGAAGCGCATGACGTACTCTTTCAAAACATCGTTGTCTTCGATCACATAATCTTTAGACCATTTCTCGTAGATTATGCGAGGTATCTCGATTGTCTTGTTTTGCATTTTTAGACTTATAAGAATGAGATTTTCGCGACAGTTAGGGATATCAGACAGAACTGTTCCTAGCACTAATGCGAGATGTAATGCCTCTAAGCTTGGTCCCCAACGGGAGTTGTCTTCGTTGTTATAAATTGATCGATAGACAAAATCATCGCTTTTCCGAGTTGCCATCAATTTTCGGGATTCAGAAACTATCTCAGATTGTAGGAAGAACTTTTTAGAATTTGTGAGAATCTCTTCATCTAAGGTCTTATTCGTTTCTTCCGCACATCGTTCAAAGATGTATGTGTTTATTCTTGTCTGAAGATCCTGGATCGCAATCTCTCTATGTCCTCCTAGTTGTGGTTTTGGGAACATAGTGAACCAAAAATCGTCCAAATCTCGTTTGATGTTGTATAATTCTTCTGTGTTCGAGATATGTTCTTCCTTGATCACATCAAAAAACAACTGAATGGCTTTTGCTTTTACATCCGACTCGAAGCAGCGTGTGTTGACCACCGTCTCCAAATGTTCGTAGAATCTATAGCGTGAATCGTAATCTCCGGTCTTCTTCCATTCTTCTAATTTTTTCTTGGAATATTTTTTGTTCACTTGTTTTTCAGTTCCGGTGCTTTCATCTAACTGTGCAACAGTGGTTCTTTCTGCACAAGCAGCCTTATTCGTAGCCATTTTCTCCAATGATGATTTTATAGCTCCGAATTTGAGCTCATGAGCTATTTTCATCATACTAGAATTGGTCGTCTCTTTTATAAGCAAAGCACCGTAGTGAATAGCCCTGAGCGATGCGGTCCCAGCAGTGACATCTGAATTGATTATATCGTATTCCAGAGATGTATCTCCTGCATTGTAGCCAAACTTGAACCACGCGTTTGTTTTTTGAGCTGACTCTATCTTTTGATGAGTGTCAACCAATTTTTTGAATGCAAAAACCATTGCATGATAATGATTTCTGAGCTCTCTGCTTACGCTGTGAGATATGTAGCATTCATTCAAGGTTTCTTCGAAGCTAGAATGCACGCCAGAGCCGAACAAGCGTTTCGTTTTGCAAGTTGATCCCTGTTTGTATTCTTTCCCAGTGTCTAACAAATTCTGAAGTTGAACGCTCAGATCAGAAGATAGAATTGTGTTCTCGAACCAGCAGATCGAATTATCAAGCAGCTGATTTATCATATAAACTTCCAGTAAGGATCGTGCAGGAGCAACCATCTTTTTGTACATGTTTTCAATGTTAGCTTCGTAACCCATGAGCGACATAAGAACATATCGTGAAGAGAACATAAATTCGGAAACAGAATAAGAATTAGAAAACCGTAGGACAGCATTTGTAAAGAAAATGTGTTCGTTG